CCAGCCAGCAAAATTTGTGATGCTGACATACTACTCTATCACAAGAAAACATTCAGCGCGTGTTTCACGTGCGGAAAAAACCCAGTATACCATTAGGAAATGACCAATTTGCAGCTCAAAAAGTTTGACCCGAGCAAGATTGGCGACGACAAGGTGTGCGTATTCATCGGCAAGCGCGGCACAGGCAAGTCAACGCTCGTCACAGACATCATGTACCACAAGCGACACCTACCCGTCGGTATCGTCATGTCAGGCACCGAAGATGGGAACCACTACTACAAGCAGTTTATCCCCGACCTGTTCATTTATGGCGATTACAAGCGAGACGCCATCGAAAAGGTGCTTGAGCGCCAGAGGCGAATCGTGTCAGGGGGTGGAAAAACAAGCGCCTTTTTGCTTCTGGACGATTGTATGTACGACAAGGCGTTCATGAAAGACACGTGCATCAGGCAATGTTTCATGAACGGGCGTCACTGGAAAATCTTCTTTTTGCTGACGATGCAATACTGTATGGACCTGACTCCCGACCTGCGTGCCAACGTCGATTACGTGTTTGTGCTCCGTGAGAATGTGATTCAGAACCGCGAGCGCCTGTACAAGGCGTTCTTCGGCGTCTTTCCGACGTTTGACATGTTTTGTCAGGTGATGAACGCCTGTACAGAAAACTACGAGTGTCTCGTCCTCGACAATACGAGCAAATCGAACAAGATTGAGGATTGTGTCTACTATTACAAGGCACCTATCCGCAAAGGATTCCGGATTGGATCCGAAGCCATGTGGCAGTACCACCAGAACAACTACAACCCACGACACGTCTCAGCACCCCTGATCACGTCTGGAACACCTGCAGGGAGTGCACGACGTCCAGGTGTCACCATCAAAAAGGTCTAAACCCGTCTCCACCGCAGGTGGAGACACTGTCACTGCTTCGCGGCGGACAACCAGAGACACTTCGTGTCTCCCCCTTGGACTGATTGCGCCCCCGTTCCCTAAAAGATTTCACTGGAAACAGTAGAGATGATTATCGAGAATCTCGATTTCAACGGATCGAGCGACATCCTGCAGTACATTCCTCAGGTGGAACCCATGCAGCCTCCGGTCCAGCACCAGAGTTCATTTGGTGTCCCGGATGAACTTCAGCCGGTGTACCAGACGCGCGCGATTGAACAGCGCGAGTTATTTAAACCCGAAATAAAACCTCCTCAAATAGAAATGGATTTCTCTACGGCAATTTCCGACGTTGTTCCAAGTGCTGATTTCGACATGGGTCCATCAATGGGTGGTGGCGGTCCATACAAAAACCCACAGAACAACAGAGTCTCTGGGCTGAGCCTGGACAATGCGTCCGCAGGCCCAGCTCCTTCATCCTCTTCAAAGAACCCATTTGGTCTGACTGACGACCAGTTGAACGCAGCTATCGCAGGCATTGCCGCAGTCGCTGCGTTCTCCAAACCGATTCAGAACAAATTGGCGGATCTTATTCCTAAATTTATGAGCGACACAGGTAACCTGTCAGCGACGGGCATGCTCGCCACCGCATTCATCGCGGCTGTTATTTTTTTCATAATCCACAAATTCGCCAAACCACCACCGAAGAAGTAGAAGAAACAATCTAGTTCGAATACAGCAAGCCTCCCATTCCGTCTTTAATGCGCAGGACGTTATAGTTCATTGCGTAAAAGAAGCGACCGTTGCCGCCAGCCAGTGTGCTCAGTGAGACACCAGCGGGTGCGACGATACGGAACGTATCGATGCGTGAAAAGTTCAGCGTGCCAGTCGGCTGAAGCTTTGACGTGTCCAGACAGTAGGAAATCAGTGCGACGTTGGCAGTCGCGTTGTTGTGGTTGTAGCCGAAAGGCGTGTGGTAGTACTGGGGAACATCGATCCACTGGAACATGGAGCGCGTGTCACCAATGTCCACGCCGTTAATCTGTGTCTTGAACTGGTAGTTGATGGCTGGGACCTGGGTAGCACCAAGAGAGTACGCCGTCGAATAGTTGTTGGACTGGAACGCCAGGAACTTGATGGGGTGAGCCAGAGCCAACTCTTGCATGTTGGTGGTCGCGATGGGGATTCGGTTCATCTGGGTGATCAGCAGGTCCATGGGCGTGTTGGCAAAGTACTCACGCTCCGCCTGGTCCAGGTAGACGAAGTTGGTCCAGGCCTCATACTGGAACGTGGAGTGTGCCGCGGGTGCAGGCAGACCCGTCAGTGTCAGCGTCGTACCCAGGTTCGTGCTCCACGTGATGCGAAGCTCGATGTCGTGGTACTGGAGAGCCACAAGAGGCATCGACACGTTCCAGTCCTTGCAGAAGAAAAACTTGAGCGGCAGGAACCCGTTGGTGGCGTTGTTGAGTCCAGATGTGTTGTTGTTAAGGAAGCGCTGCGAGAAGTTTTGGGCGCCAGTCACTGCCTCGACGCTCGTCATCCAGGTGATATCCTGTGTGTCGACAACCTGACCGCCAATGAGCAGATCGATCTTGTCAATGACGTTGGTCCAGGTGATGCCTGGGATCAGAGCACCAGTCGAATCCTTGGCAATCAGGTACATGTAGTTGATGAGGTCACCCTTCTTCTCCAGACGGATCGTGGAGATGTTGCCAGCCGAGGGGTTACCCTGGATCAGCTGGCGTTCGGGTGAGTTGGCGTAGTGGGTATACCGTTTGTAGCTGGAACGATAGAAAGAAACCTCTGGCTTACCAGTCAGCCAAGCGTCCTGAGCACCGGTTGCGACAAGCTGAACGATACCACCAGACATTTACAATGACGTGAGAAAAAAACTGGTCTCGTCGTTCGCCGCGAAGCGGCCATGGCAAACTTTCCACCTGCGGTGGAAAGGTATAAAAACTGGTCTCGAATCGAGACTCAATCCTGAATCATGATGCCACAATACTCGAGCGACCCTTCGATGGGTGTATAAATACCGAGAGTTTTACAGAGCGCCTTGAGGTCTTTGAACGACGCCCAGAATTCTGGGGAGTGGTCATACTCGTTGACTGTGACGTGAGCCAATTCGTGAATGAGCACATTCATTGCCGAGTTTATATCATCCTTGTCCAGACAGATGTAAATCTCGTACCCTTTATTGACGTTGTAGCCTATGGTGCCTCGATTCATCCGAGACCCATGGATTCCAGTGAGAATACACCGTTTCCTGAGGCGAGCGAATCGAGGGTCAACCACCTCTGTGCTCCTGAGGTGGTTCAAGAGCACGTCGTAGCGCTTACGAATATCCTTCATGAGCGGTGCTTCATGGCGACTGCTCCACGCGGCAACCATGAGGGTCACGACGAGCAGTCCCGTCTGTATGACTCCGGATGCCATACTACTAATCTACACGTAGAAAAACAAACTGTGCATAAATGTCGGTGACGAGCCCCGTCTTTACTGGAGTGATAGGTCCCCACGCGATGCATCGAAACTCGGGGTCGAGTGCCTGACGAAGGACGCCGCCGTCGAGCAGGGGTTCATACTTGGGACCGTCTGCGTAAAACGGACCATCCGTCAGACTCATGAGCACCTTGTCGTCGTGAATCTCAAAGATATTTCCGAGTGCATCTGGGCTTTTGGTATCTTCGATGAGACCCTTCTCAGGTGTAATGCCGATGAGGAGTCCGCCTGGCTTGACAGCCACCTTGATCGCCTTGATGCTATGTTCAAAATGATCGCCGATAATGTACTGGATGGAAAAGTTGTAACATACCGTGTCAAAAGGACCTGCAAACGCCGCCTGACGAATATCACCCTGACCCAAAAACCACACTCCGAGCCCAATGTCAAATGCCCGCTCCTCAGCCTCTTGGAGAGATTTTTCGTCTGGATCGATGGCGGCGACACGCGCACGGACAGCCTTCCATTTGTGCCAATCACCACCACGACCACATCCACAATCGAGAATGTAGGAATCCGGGCGGACCCATTGATTTATGAGGTCACGCTTCGCCTGATTGTGGTGTTTGCGGAGTTGATCCATATCACTTAAAAGAGTGACGTGTTGTAGTTTTAAATGGGTTCTCTGGAGCAGGATTTCTTGACTGTGCCAGGACAGGTTTTTGCGTTGATTTCCATCGTTGGTCCGGATATGCCCCAGAAAAATGAGCAGCTGGGTCTGAAGATCCGTGGGTGCTTCTCCACCAAGGATGAGGCGGAGAGCCACGCCAAGCGCCTGCAGCGTGAGGATGCGCTCGTAGACATTTACGTCGTCGACATGTACAAGTGGCTGCTGATTCCACCAGACCGTCTCCAGATTGACAACGTCCACTACCAGAATGAGAAGCTGGAGGAGATTATGACCAAGTATCGCGAAAACCAGCGTCAGGCTGCGGCTATGTTTGAGAAGCGTAAGCGTGACATGCTTGCCAAGCCCCTTGAGGGATCGGCAACGCCCTTCATCGAGCCCGGGGACGAGAACTCCAAGTACTACTCTCGCCCCGATGTACCTCCCATTCCTCACCCAGCTGAGCTGATCGATGATCTGAAGAAGGAGTTTCCAGACAAGGAGATGCCCGAGCTGGTGAAGATTGCCGATGAGCGTATCGCTGAGGAGATTGAGCGTCGTCGCGTCCAGCAGGAGGAGGACCGCGCCAAGGCGCCAGCTGTCCAGATTGATGCCGGTCCAGCACCAGAGCCTACCGGTGCAGGTACTGTGGCGGCAGGGCTACTGGGCTGAGTCCACCAGGTGTCAGACGACACCGCCGCGAAGCGGCACTACGTGCCCCTGGAAAAAAACATAAACAAATATCAGGATGAAGGTACACTGGTCACTATGGGTAGCGCTTGTCGTACTCGTTTTGCTTCTGGTGATTCTTTCAGCACGCAGAGAGGGGTATGCTCCTCCGCGTGATGAAAATACGCAGCCCCCGTATACGGAAGATGTCGGCAACACCGTGACGACATCAAACAACCTCCCATACATCGATTCGACGAGCAATGTCGTTCGTGTTGACACTCAGACTGATATATATAAAGACATGGCAGGTATGGACTATCAAATTCAAGCGGGAAATCCAATCCTCAATTTCATTCAGGGCGATCCTTCATCAAACGTGATGTATGGTGATTTTGTACCACACGAGTCTGACGGAGGGTCGGCAAGAATGTACGCCTATGGGTTTGAAAGCAAAGTTTCAACCGAAGGCGACATGCTTCCTCCAGTACCTACCGTGTCATCGAACATGACAGCCGTCGTCGGAGTCGATATTAACGGGAATGAAATGATACCCGATTCAGGTCAGTATATACCAACTCTCACATCTCCGACGACTCCCTTTTTGGGTGAACAACCTGGAATTAGTGCTTGAGAATCACCGGCGTCAATGACTTCCCCAATAACAACCCAATGAAGAATGCAGCGAATATAAGAATTATAGTCTCTTTTGAAATTTTATCAAGAATATCAGTTGACTGAATCTGAGAGCGGAAAACACGGGCACCGGGATCATAATACGAGCGTGCGTCGTGTTGTTGATGCTGCTCCTCGGCCTCGACCTCGTCCACGAGCTGGTCCTGTCGCGGGTCGTCGCTCGTCTCGGTCACTGGAAACATCGGTCTCGCCGGACTCGGATCGAACATCCGATCCATTACCTTCAGAGTCACTACTGTTTTTATCTTCAACTATGAAACCAACGAGGTTCCCCTCCTCGTCCGCATCACTCTCACTTGAGATATCCTCCGTGTCATATGATACCTCAGATGAATGAATAGAAGACTCGTCAGAGTTGTAATCCTCAGCGGCGTAGTCATCGTCACACACCTCCTGAGGTGTGTAACGCTCAGGTGCCTTGACAGCACGACCGGAACGCGTCCTGGTCATTGGCTTACTGTCCGTGACTTCTGGGGTCTGGAAAGTGACCGTTGATGGCTTGTCCCGACCGACTGACATCAGGCTCTGTATGCTCAGGGACTAAGTCGTTTAAGTACTTTGGAAAGAAATACAACCCATTCTTTTGTGCGAGATCGAACAACGTCGTTTCGCCCTCGACACCCATCTGAACGGCGATGGATTCGAGCGTCTCCTGGTGTTCGTGGTCATCTGCGCGCCGGATGAACAGAGCGAGGTTACGAACATCCTCAATCGCTCGGTAAAGTCCCCCAGCCCTTTGATCGAGACTTGCTTTTTGGTTTTCGAACTCTGACAGATGACTTTGGAGCAGTTCCCATGTTTGAGGGTCGAGACCCGAGTACGGATGCACCTCTCTGAGAAACCGATTCTTCTTGCCACCAAAAGTCGGGAATAAGATCACAAATAGACACATAAGTAGAATTATCCACAGCAACATTGCTATGTAATTCCTCTACTATACTCGGAGAAAGAATATGTTCCCGTCCGACAAACTTTTGCTCCTTGCACTCGTCGTCATGACACAACTGACATATACGCCCCCGTGTAATACCAAACCAGACATGGTTTGATTTGTGTACACCCTGGATTCTCTCGCAGTACTTTGAATCCGTCTGGACGATGATTCGGTCGTTTCCTTTTCTGAGAACACGTCGAACGTTTGCCAGTTCTTGTCCTTTGAGATACTTGCGTATGAAACGTTCCAGAGGTGCACACGTTATTTCGACATTCACAGACTCTTTGGACACCTCGTTCGTTCGAAGTGCAAAGAGCTTGAGAATTTCAGCTGAAGGGGTTTGATCAAAAACGTTCCCTTCGAGGGAGCGCCATGGAACGTACGGACCGGAATCCACGGACCCACGGTCCCGCTTGTGAGACCAGAGCATCCGAAGTCCTGAGCCGCCGTACACACTCGCATCGATACGTTGACTCCATTCAGGGTCGTCTGGCAATTCGAGCAGAATACGAGTCCGTAGAGCGAGCGCTTCTGATTTGGTCACGAACACATCTGGCCAATGGATGTGAACCCCCGTTTTCACTTGTGTGTCCACGATTCGAGGTTCGGCACGCGCGATGATACATCTGCCCTTTTGGACCACGGAATGCATCATCGTAGCAAGTTCGAGGACAGCTTCGTCTGGAAGTGCCTCTGGACCCTTGTAATCGAGATCGACGAAAAACTTGAAAACGTCCGTCTTTTGCTCCACCACGTACAGCTTCTTGCCGAGGCGTACTGTGTGTACACATTCTACGTAAAACTCGTCAAGTTGTTCAAACGGAACTTGAAGAATTCCACCATCCATAAGGACGTGCGTCCCCGGGCCCTTGTCTGTGAGCCATTTCTCCATACTAAGATATACCATCCATTCTTTTAGTCTGTATCCGAATCGTGTGTCAGACGACTCCAGAAATCCTTTATTTTTACAATGACATTTGGTTCCTCCTCAACAACGGGAGGCGGGGAGTCCTCTTTCTTCTTCTCCGGCTCCTCGACAACAGGAGGCAGGGAGTCCTCTTTCTTCTTCTCCGGCTCCTCGACAACGGGTGGAGAAGGAGGCTCTGCCTTCTTCAACTCCTCCGTTTTGATTTCATAGATGATATCGACGAGAGACATTGTCTTTGCCATCTCGTCGGCGTCACCGTATCCTCGCGCCTGGACGAGCATCTCGGCAAACATACGCTTTGACTTTGTCATGTTCTAATGAATGTCAATATTTTCACACGTGTATTCTGACGCTAAAAAGTCACTGGTCACGAAGTGACCAGTGATCGACATGACGTGGCAACGCCGCGGACAAGGGCTCGCTGCGCGACCCCTTGGACTTTTTTAACCCCGGAAATAAAAGTTTGTACGCTGTGTCGAGGAAAGAGCTGTATGAAAATCTGGGTTTGTGATGACGTGTGTCCGTATCATGTCCCATAGGTTTTCACGAGCTGTAATTCCTTCGATCGTGTCAAATTCCACCTTGTCGTTTTCGTCATAGTTTTTACGAAAATACGTTTGGCGATTCTCCATCTTGGATTTCTCCTCGTTGAATCGCCGAACGATATACATATGTTCAACAGCCGTCATTGGCAAATCAATTACGTAGACGTGGTAAATGCTGGTGACATCATCTTCAATGTCAGCTTCGGAATCCCCTGGACCCTTGTACTTGGTTGCAAAATGAAAATACGAGTAGGCACCTCGTTTCAGATTGATTAAGCCTCGAGTCTCCTCCTCAAGTTCCCGAACTGCACACCGTAAGGGATTGATAACCTCACGGCGTCGACATCCACCGGTGACGAACGTCCATTCCTGGTACCGGCGATCGTGAACAATAAGCATATACTGCTTATTATTGATTGTCGTCACCGGAATCGCTATACTTTTGTGCCTCTCCCGACATGGCTGCTCTTGTGGGGAACTCATTCCCTCCTACTGTGTCATTCGTAAAAAAATTCATCAACTTTCCCCCACCTCGTGATGGCTCATACGTAATCAAAAACAAAAGTCCAATGACGAGGAGCCACTTCCAGATTTGCATCTTTAGTGTTACCAAACTTAAAATTTCCCTGCCGTACTCCCCGTGACAACAAGTCGCTTCGCGACTTGGATTAATTTACAGGCTGAACGAGCGGTGTGCCGGTTTCAGCCTTGGCTGAGAACGAGTGCGCAAACGGGTTCCCCTTGAGTACGTTGTTTGCCAGATTGAGACGTTCGGAACGGGGATCCTTCTGACCCTTGAACACATTCAGGCGGTCATACTGGTTGGGAAGGTAGCGAGACCCACGGCTTGCGTCGGCTGAGCGAACTGGGAGCGCACCCGCCTCGAGGCGCGTGGTTGTGTTGGCACCCACGGCGCCCACGGGGTCGGCACGCACGTTCATGCGCCCGCCATTGCCGGGACGATCGGGGTTGATACGATTCTTCGACCAGCGTATCGGGTCGTTGTATGCGGAACCGTACGCCTCTGCGACCATGTATTGTCCTGGACCCATTTCGAGACCATCCTTGCGAGAACCAGTCTCCTGGCGATTTGTCGTCCGACGCGTCTTCTGGAAATCCGGGCGACCCTCTGGTGCGGTGATGGCACCACCCTGTCCCTGTCCGCGCGTCTGCATAGGCATGTAATTCGATGTCGTCTTGGACAGCTTGGCGGGGTGAGAAATAGCACCCAGAGTCGTCCCGCCATTCTTGATGACGGGATTGGCTGGACCACCCCACGTACCCGAAAGAGTGGTGAGACGCTCCTCGTTCATGTTGTTGGGCAGAATGCGGAAAAACTGCTGGAAACCACCGGATGCTGGTGTGTCAGGTGACAGACCGAGACCACGTCCTACATACTTCTTGTCTGCAGGTGTGACATTGTTCATTTTGTTCGTAACTGGCTCGCGGCTTCCATCCGTCTGGTACACAGGCTGACCGAACGGGAAACGAGATCCGTTTGGCACAACGTCCGCGAAGCTCGGTGCAATCTCCTTTGGTGGGAGACGGAACCCACCTGAGAAACCACGACCTGTGTTTGGCTCGAGGTTCAGATTATCAATCGGTGGGTCCTGCTGAGCAAACTTGTACTGAATAAGATCAAACTTTGAAACCTGCTCTGGCATCGAAGGCATCACTGCCTGCTCCTCCTTGGCGTCGCTGAGTTTCTTTCCGGCAAAAACCAGACCGACAACGGCGGCAAGACTGAAGGGGTCCATCTATTACATAGTTGCTATTTTTTATCCAACGGGCTTCTACTTATCTGTGGGGTAACGCTTCGCGTATGAAGCCGACTGGTACATCGCGTACGTGCTCGTCGGGTCCCATGACAGGAACTTGTTCACTGGCTTGTCAATGTAAAGCTCCGGGAAGTCATACGGCTTGTCGGCGTAGTACTTGTTATTACGGGTCGTCATCTGGGAACGCAGGGCGTCGTCCGTCATGACCATAACCTCGTAATTTGTGTTTTTGGGACCAAAATACATTCCCTCCTCAACCATGAGGAGTCCGGGCTGAAGCAGGCTGCTCGGCATATTACTTGTAGGTGAGATTATTTTTATCCAATGGGTGAAGCCCGTTGTCCGTCATGAGTTTTGGCACCGGCGGTGTCACCACACCTTACCGTCCGTTACCGCCACGGAGCTGGACAGGCTCGGGTCCACGGACATATGGACCGTCGGGATTGCATGATGCTGGGTCATCACGGCACATGGGGGCAAACGGTTTTCCGAACGCAGCATTTGTGAACGCCGCCTGGTCATTCGGCCACGACGACGCAGCCGTCGTGTAGAAGTTGCGCTCGGCATCACGTTTACGCTCGAACGGGTGGATAGCTTTCCACTCGTTCTGGACCTCCTCCTTCATTGACGGGTACCACGGAGCCTGCTGCGCGTAGCTTGGGTCGTCACCGAGCAGGTAGTTCGCCATTGGGTTGTCGCGCGTAGGCATGCGCAGACCACTCACCACCTTTGGACCCGTTGACACTGTACGCTTACCGTCTGGAATCATGTTCATGCTGTACAGTACATAAAGAGCAGCAATAACAAGGGCGCCGAGAGCAACTATGCGAGCATCGCGGCGAATAAGGTATGTGAGTATGACGGCATACACGATGAAACGAGTCGTGGCCAGAACTCTCTCCTCGGCCGTCTGACGACTTGACGGCCAAAAATCAAGCAGTTGATCTTTTGCAACGAGTTGGCGCAGATCAATCGTCATCTTCTATAGTGTGCTAATATATTTTTTCAAATCAGGGGACCACCCTTACCCTTCAGCAGAGACGACATCAGACCGTTCATGCTGTTCATAAGAGCTGCCTCATCGATGCTACCATCGGGTCCAGTTGCCGTATCCTGGAGCTGGCTGGCACACTTCTGCGCCACAGACTCGATCATGCTCAGAGTCTCGGCTGGGAGAGAAGAGATGGTCGTTCCCAGAATGTACAGAGTCTGCATGTACTGCCAGATGGCACCCTTCGTCGCCTCGGACAGATCTGAGTTCCACAGACGAGGAATGTCCAAATCGTTCAGAAACGGCACCTCTGACGCGTGCGTCTGGAAAAACTCCTCATTCTTCTGCATCAGGTGATTTGCAAAGGGACCCACA